CGCATGACAAAAGTGAGAGGCTGCTGGCGGTTGTACAGAGTGACCGCAAAACACTTATTACCATTCCGGATCAGAAAAAGAAGCGTTAGGGTAAATGACAGTCGACCACAGAGCATGATCAGGCAAAGAAATAGTTCCAGCACCAAGAAAAGCCAGCCACGTTGGGGCAGCCCCTTGAACAACCAAAGGTGGAATAGACAGCAAAGGAGCATCCTCATACTTGGCATCATCAAAGGTCAGATACAAAGGAGGACTCCAATGCCGGCCATCAAAGAACTTGACACGGTAATACCAAGAGGAATAATCATCCTGAACATCTGGCTCCAAACGCACAACCGCATTATGGTTCGGAAGGTCAGGCACAACAAGGTAGTTGCTACCCAAATCAAACAGGCGCGGAGGAGGGTGAGCCGCTGCAAAGAGAGCATCAGCCGAAGGCGCAAGCGCAGGTGCTGGACTTTGAGGTCGTAAGGGCGTGGAGCCTTCACTTGGGGGAGGTTCAGAATCAGAAATGGAAAGCCAGGGAAGCAACGCAGAAATCAAGTCATGAACAGTAGGAGCTAATGAGGTCACCATGTCTTCCGATGCGAAACACCGTCCACAACAATAGGAACGTGGGCAGTGAGAGTCCAAGCTGAAGCAGCGGAACCACCTGCAATGTCAATATGGTACGCGACAACGGGAGGGTAGTCAAGTAACGTCTTGACTTTCAGAGACTCACCAACCTCACGAGCGTTCTTAGGCGCAGCAGACACAGAACCAACCAACAGGGAATGTTGGATTTGAACACGTCCTTCCAATGCGGAGACGTGAGCCTTGGTGGTTGGACCGGTTGTGTACTTATCTGGATAGAGAGCAACGGTAGCAGTGGTAGCAATAGTGGAGGAGACAGGTCCAGAAACTTCAAGCACGATAGAGCCAACAATATTGACAGTGGCGTGCGAGTCAATATAATGTCGCAAATCAAGATTCTCAGTGAGCTTAAAGAAACCAGAAGCGTTATGCCCGGTGCCAGAATGAGTCGCAGGTACGGTGATAACGCGAGAGTGGAGTTCCTTCACGTCACCCACAATATCAGAGGAAGACATGGGAGTTAACAATAGCCTCGATCGACACGAAGAATGTAAGTGGAGCGAAAAACAATGCTGGTAAAATACAAAGATTCGAAAATAGAACCAAGAGTATGATCAGAAGGAGAACCAGGTGGGACAGAGTCCGGGTAGTACGTCTGTAAATAACGGCCCTGATTCTTATTCTCAATCAGAGAAAGGAAAAGCGGATCAGAAGGGGCAAGACCATAAGCACGGAGCTCAACCTTGTGAAGTAAATCACCGTCGAAGGCGTCAAGATCAAGCCGAGAAGAAACAGGACCAGATGGAAGTTGGTTCTGAAGCAGAACAGCGAGATCATCCACAGTGCGGCTAGCTCGGCAAGAAAACTTACCTTTGGCTTGATGTGCAAGAAAATTTGATTGAGACAGAAACTG